TCGCTGCTAACACATTTGCTGAAATGGCATTTAAAATCGAAAAAGTAACTGTTACTGCTGTATCAAGAGCACTTAAAGCAGAATACTCTATCGAATTAGCACAAGACTTAAAAGCAGTTCACGGTCTTGACGCTGAAACAGAATTAGCTAATATCCTTTCTGCTGAAATTCTTGCAGAAATTAACAGAGAAGTTGTTAGAACTATCTACAAGACTGCTAAAATTGGTTGTCAAGTAGGAACAACATCTGCTGGTAATTTTGATTTAGATACTGATTCAAACGGTCGTTGGATGGTAGAGAAAATTAAAGGTCTTGCATTTCAATTAGAAAGAGAAGCAAATCAAATTGCTAAAGAAACTCGTAGAGGAAAAGGTAATTTCATCCTTGTTACTTCTGATGTAGCTTCTGCTCTTGCAATGTCTGGTCTTTTAGACTACAATCCTGCTTTACAAGCACAAACTAACTTAACTGTAGATGATTCAGGTAATACATATGCAGGTATGTTATTCGGTAGAATTAAAGTCTATATAGACCCATATGCTATCACAAGTACTACATCTAAAGAGTTTGCAGTTGTTGGTTATAAAGGCTCAAACGCTTATGATGCTGGTCTGTTCTATTGTCCGTATGTTCCATTACAAATGGTTCGTGCAGTTGATACTGGTACATTCCAACCTAAAATCGGTTTCAAAACACGATATGGTATGCAAAGAAATCCATTCTCAGCTGGCACTGCTGCTGCTGGTAATGGTATCGGAGCTGCTGTAGCAAATGTTTATTACCGTTCATTCAAAGTTTCTAACTTAATGTAGTCACTTTGACTCACATTTATTTGTGAGTAGTAATGAAGATTCACGAAAAGGTACCTGCTTCGGCAGGTATTTTTTTGTCTGCTATTTGTTGTTAATAATGACTGCTAAAATAACAACAAATTAACTAGCATAAATAGATAATATAATAATAACTAATAGTATGGACAAATTAAATGGCAGCTACAGATAGAAATCCAGTTAATCCTAATTTTCTTCAACCAAACAAGTATGTTTTAAATTTTGATAGACTACCAAACATGTCATATTTCTGTCAATCTGTTTCAGTTCCAGGCATCTCAATGTCTGAAACTCCTCAATCTACTCCTTTCGTAGACATCTTTGCACCTGGTGATAAAGCAATTTACGATATATTCAATGTAACATTTTTGATTGATGAAAGAATGGGTTCATGGATTGAAGTTCATGATTGGATTCGTGCTATGACATTTCCAGAAGATTTTGAAGATTATAAAGGTCTCAGTAAACTTAACAAAGCTGCTACAATGGTTCAGACTAAAACTCCTCAATATTCTGATGCAACACTAACAGTCTTATCATCATCTAATATTCCTTATGTTAAGATTACTTTTAGAGATGCTTTCCCAACCACTCTTTCCACATTTATCATGTCAGCTGGTTCTGGCCCTGATGAACTGTTGACTGCAGATGCCACTTTTCGGTACACTTACTACGATATAGAAAAACTTTACTAAAACGCTTGACAATAGGTTGCCTACCTGTTATAATCCATACTAATTGGAGATTTATATTATGAAACAACTAGAAGAGTTACTTGAGATGTGGAGAAAAGATTCTGAACTGGACCGAACAGAGCCAGGTAAAGAACTCACAAAGATTCCACTACATCATAGTAAATATTTAAACATACTTTCTCACCATAGATTACTCGTTAAAGATGCTAATTTTAAATTGAATCGCATGAAGCGATTGAAGTGGGAATATTATACAGGTAAGTTAGATGATGAAGACTTAAATAAACATGGATGGGAACCATTTCCATATGTTCTCAAGTCTGAAATAACCACATATCTTGATAGTGATGAAGACATTAATAAGTATAAAGCATCTAAAGCTATTCATGAAGAAATTGTAACTGTATGTGAGGCTATTTTAAAAGAACTTCATAGCAGAACATTTCAGTTAAAGTCGTTTATTGATTGGGAAAAATTCATTCAAGGCGTATAAATGACCGACACTATACAATTACATAAGTTAAATGAAGCCTTCATAAAGGTTGAGTGTGAAAGAGGACTTGCTCAAGAGTTATCTGACCACTTTACATTTCATGTTCCAGGTTATCAGTTTACTCCGGCATATAAGTCACGAGTTTGGGATGGAAAAATAAGGTTATTAGACTTAAGAAACTTTCAGATATATCATGGTCTTACTCCATATATTAAAGAGTTTTGTGATGAACGAGGGTATGAATGTTTAATCGATGATGATGTTAATTCAACTGA